TCATCAAATTCTGCAACAGAACTAATAGACATATCCTTTCCTCGTTTATTTTTATCGTCAGCAAATCCTCTAAGTCCCCATAGAAACGTTGAATGAGGGTCAGTAGTTGCCATCTTTATCATACCTCTAGCTATTGTAGAGCACAATTCATATTGTTCTGTGGACATTTTAGATTTACTATCCATAATTATACCACAAGTAAAACCTTTTTGCCAAGGACTTACTATTATTTTAACAGAATTTATTACATCAAACTTTTCATTTTTTTTCATCCCAATACCTATCGTAGTTTTCACTATTGTAATCTAATACTTTATGTTCAAATCCTCTCTTCATACTTTTTCTACCAAATTCATCTGCATCTTTTTCTTTATCAAATAAATTATTAGTAAATAATTTGTAGTCATTATCTTTTTTATTTTTAAAAACTATAAAATACAAATGCATATTATATACATTTAAAGAGTCAATGGTGAATAGACCCCTCAAACTATCCACCATTAAACTCTTCGGTTTCCTCCTTAGGATTTGTAACAGAAGTGTACCAAACCCATTTAGGATTCTTACCTTTAGATTGCTGTTGTGGTAACAACTGCAATTTGTCACTTCCCCAACAAGGAAGTTTGTATGGGCAGTATGAACACACAAAGCCCAAAACTCGATTACCAGTAGGTTTACTTCTAAAAGTTTCTGGTATATCATCAAAACATTTTTTAAAAGGTTTACCTTCTTTAATTGCTTTAACATTATCTTTAGCTGTATCTAATGCTTTCTTTTTATATTCGCTATGTTCTTGTGGAGTTTCACAAACAACCCACTCTCCTGTTGATTTGTTAATAGCTATCCAGCCACCGAAGATTTTTTTCTGGCTTTCTCCATATAAAAATCCCTGTGACGCATAACCAAAGGAATCTTCCTTGACAACTTCAGTAAAACCTCCTGCCTCACCAAACTTTTTTTCAAAGGAATAAGGTGACGCACTCTTAATATCCCATATTTTCTCATCGATTTCAACATCTTGTCTACCCTCGATTGAGTTTCCATTAAACTTGTATGTAACTTTTTTCTGCTCATTTTTAACATTTACTCCTGCTGATTTCATTACAAAGATAGCCAGTGCTTCAATTAAATCACCAAAAGTATTTCTCATTTTATTACTGTAAGGTTGTCCCTCACCTTTAATACCTTTAGCTTCCATCTGTAATTGACACAATGGTCTACCTGCGTTTGACATTCTTATCTCAAACTTAGATTTTCTATCTTCTTGAAACTGTTTTAGTAAGGCGTTTTTACACGCCTCACCAAACTCCTCAACAAGTTTACCATCTAGCTTAGATGGATTTTTAGAAACTGTATCTAAGTATTGTTGTACTTTTAAAAGTATTGTATTCATTAAGAAGCTAATACTTTTTCTGGTGTATCTTCTATCTCTTCGACAATTTCTGCGTCTACTTTATCAGACACATTAGATTGTTTTGTTTTAGAATTGTTGTATGCATCAACAACTTCTGCATTTTCAATATCAATTGATTCTTGAAATGCTTTTAATGTTTCCATATCGCCTTCAGATAATTCTAAATTAGAATCTGCATTTACTCCTATCTCTGGTACATAGAATACATTGCCACCCTTTTTCTGCCTTTTAGTATCAAGAGAAAAAGTACAATTAAACATTAGTTTTTTTCTTTTTTTCAGTTGATCTAATGCAGATGTTACAGGTGTAAAAGCTGTACCAGTAACTCTATATAAAACTGGTAGACTTTGTAGGGTATGTGGCTCACCTTGTGCAGTTTTACCATCTTTAAATGATAATAATCCATACACTAATTTGTAACATCTAATTGTTCTTTGATGTTCTAATTGTTCTGGGGTAAGATTTGCTCTTTCTTTAAAAGGTATCTTACCACATTTAGTTCCACCTAACATATCTATTGCTTCTTCTCTCCAACTTTTAAATATAATAGATCTATTTATGTACTCACCTTTTTCTGCATCGTAATGCATGTACTGCATTGCACTTATAAAAGGTCTTAAAGTAGCTGGTTTTCCAAATACATTTTGACCTACACTAGAATCATATACATTGTAATAACCAACTGGTAGTTGATTACCATCATCATCTTCTGGTGTGCGATTGATGGATAATCTAGGTATGTTACTACCTGTATTAGAACCATCATCCTGTCCTATGGCTTGCATTATCTGCTCATTGGACATCTGATTTATGTTTGTTAGTTTATTGTCAGACATTTGTCCTCCTTATTGTTAATTGCTGTATACACTATTTTTAATAATTTGTCAAGGGTTATTTTTTAAAAAAATAATGAATAATATCATCTATTAATCTAATACCCATACCTATTAAGCATATTATAAAAAATATCTCTAACATATTCTTGTTTCTCCATCTATTATTTTTACTTCTAATCCATCAGCATTTGCAAAGTAATCCCACTCTGACAAAAACTCATGATCTTTATTCATATACAATGTAGTTGGTTCTACCATACATTGATCTCTTAGTGCAACATATTCTAGATATGCAGAGTATTCTTCATCAGAATACTCATCCATTGTCTCAAGTGCTTCTATCTCTTTGGTCATTGGACCTCCTTCATGTTTAACCAATCATATCCTATTTTAAGTTCTGTATCAAGCGGAACATTAAAATCAATATTGTAATACTGTTTAAGTGCAGGTATTACA